TAACTTTTTACTCACAAAATATATTTGGTAAATCTTCTACTTTTACTAATGGTGTGACTGCACCAACATTTCACGGCGATTTACAAGGAACGGCAACTAGTGCCATTGATGCAAATCAATCGGCTAAAGCAGACGTTGCAAACTCTTTAGGTTCAGGTGCCGGTACTGGTGGTCATAGTGCAGTCAACACTGCAACCGACACGGTTCAAACCACACAGCCTACTTTAGCTATAGTAAATGCAGGACTAACAAATCCGGAGTATGGTATAAGAGAAGTTGAAGTTGATACATTTGATGATTTAAAATTTACTGTCAATAGAAGTAGAAATTATGGAGGTATTTCTGTTAATGATTTAACTACCAAATCTGCTAGATCAAAACTACGTGATCCTAATACTATTGCAAATGAAACTTTTGTAGGTGAAATTATAGCAGATGGAACTATCTCTAAAGATTTTGCAAATGTAATTCCACCGACATTCGGTAGAGTAGTAAATGCAAGTGATAAGGCACAAAGAGGTATAGAACCTTTAGGACCGTCAAATCCAAAATCGAAGGTTTATCAAACATGACACTAAGAATTGATATAGTCCCTGACGCACAATACGATCCTACGTTTCAATCAAATATTTCTGGTAGAACTAGGTTAACTCAAAACATTACTATGTCTAAATTTTTAGGCACTTATAATGATCCTAAGAGCATTAATCATTTATCAAATGACGATAAATTACTTTTAGCAAAACAGTACTATTTGCATGCACAAATTTTACAATTGATTAACTCTTCACCCGGTTTAAGAGGAGCTGCAGGATTTGAAAAATTTAGATTGGTTGTTTCTGAAGGATATTATAGAGAAGGGCCAGGCGAAAATTTAGATATTACAGATGGAATTAATTATTTAAAAACAAATGGCCGTGCAGTTGTATATGAATTAATCGGTCAAGACGGTGAAATAGCATTTGATAAAACATTTGACTTGTCAGTATATCTTAAAAACAATATTAATTATGATAAACTTATTTTAAATTATGACAGTTATAATCCAAATGGTTTACTGCATGTTGATATAGTAATAATTATGCCTGAAATTGTATCACCTTGGACAGTAACGTATAATAAAATAATAGAAACTAGATATAATAATTCAGTGCAAGCGACAGGTGAATTATTAGAAATTGGTGAAGAAGACGTTGCTGAATCAACAGGATCAGAACCTTTAGACGAATCTAAACCCTTTGCAGTATTTGGCACTGGGGCAAGTGGATTTGGTACTGGAAAGAAAGGATATTTTTATCCTCTATTTATCGATAAATCAAAAGTTGGAGAGTCAAGTCATGAACATACATTTCTTGAATATCCTGAAACAACATTTTATATGCCTAATTCACAAAAGAATCATGCAAAGCCTGAATATAATGCAGGACTCTACAAACTATATCCTTCGGCTTCGGCAGATGCTTCTGGCAGTTCATCTGCAGGTGCAGGAGAATATTAATGTTTTTATGTATAAATAGAACATAAAGGAACTGCAATGCCGACAAGAATTTATTCAAATGAAGATGGAAACCTCAATAATAAAACCATTGTAGTTTCAAGATCGCGTGAAGATAAAGACATTGATTTAACTTTCAATGCTAAATTTTTAGGTTTGGACAGTGATGGCAGCAACTTAAAAGCTGATGTTTTTAAAAAAACTAATGCAAGTGCTGTTAAACAAGCTGTAAGAAATTTATTATTAACTAATTTTACTGAAAGACCATTTATGCAAAGGTTTGGCGGTAATTTAAGTGCAATGTTATTTAGACTTAGTACAGAAATAGATGATGCAAATTTAGAAAGTGACATAGCTAGAGCAATAGAAAATTATGAGCCAAGAGCCCAAGTATTAAGTATTAATACTGTCGTAAGTCCTGATAATCATGATGTTAGAGTTACTGTGAGGTTTTTAGTTATAGCAACATTAGTACAAGATACAGTGGAATTAAATTTAACAAGGTTAAGATAAATGGCAACAACAATTCAATCAACAGATTTAGATTTTGATACAATCAAAGCAAGACTAAAAGATTACTTTAAACGTCAAAGTGAATTTACCGATTATAATTTTGAAGCTGCAGGTTTAAGTAATTTACTTGATGTGTTAGCATATAATACACATTTCAATGGATTAATAACAAACTTTGCTCTTAATGAAAGTTTTTTAAATACAGCGCAGTTAAGAAGTTCCATAATATCACATGCTGAAGCACTAGGATATGTACCAAGATCGTATGCATCCGCTTTAGCAAAATTAACTTTGACAATTTCAATAGCAGGAAGTGATAGACCTACATTAATCACACTACCAAGGAACACACAATTTACTACATCATTAAACGACGTAAGTTATACTTTTCAAACAAGAGAGATTTACACTGCTACTCCAAACAGTAGTGGTCTTTACACATTTAAAACTTCTGACGGCTTAACGGAAATACCTGTTTATGAAGGAACTGAAAAAACTAAAACATTTTTTGTAGGTGAAACTGGTGATAATCAAATATATGTAATTCCAGATTTAAGCATTGATACTACAACAATGCGAGTAAGAGTATTTGAAACTGCATCAAGTGAAACATTAGATACTTACACAAATATAAATAAAGCAACAAGAATTACATCTACTTCTACTCATTATCAAATTAAAGAAGTTCCTAATGGATATTATGAAGTAATATTTGGCGATGGAATAACAACAGGTAAAGCTCCAAAAGCTGGTAATAAAATAGTCATAGATTATTTATCAACAAAGGGCCCTGAAGCAAATGGTGCTAGTGTCTTTACAACTAACGCACAAGTTGAAGGTATAAATTTAGTTAATGTAACAAGTTCAGCAGCTGCTGGTGGTTCATTCAGAGAAGGCATAGAATCAATAAGGCAAAATGCACCTTTATATTTTACATCTCAAAGACGAATGGTTACAGCTGAAGATTATACAGGTCAGATACTAACTAACTATGGATCTTATATTGATGATGTGACTACTTGGGGTGGAGCTGATAATGATCCACCTGTTTATGGGAGAGTGTATGTTTCAATAAAATTTAAATCAGATGTTGATGCTGCAACACAACTTGATGTTAAACAAAGAATAATAAATGAATTGACAAGTAATTTTGCAATTGCAAGTATCGACACTGTATTTATAGAACCACAAACAACATTTTTAGAAATATCCACATCTTTTAATTTTGATCCAGATTTAACTAGTAGGACTGCAGGTGCAACTCAAGAATTATTACAAGAAACTATCAACACTTATTTTTCAAATAATTTACAAAAATTTGGCGGAGTTTTTAGAAGATCAAATTTATTAACATTACTTGATGACGTTGATGAATCAGTTTTAAATACTAAAATGGATGTTAAAGTACAAAAAAGACTTATACCAACTATTGGTGCTGCAAGAGATTATCAAATAAATTTTCCAGTATCATTGGCTGCAACGAGTTTAACTGAAAGAATTATAACCTCATCGCGTTTTACATTTAATGCAAAAACTTGTTTATTACGAAATAGATTAAACTCAACTACGATCGAAATAGTAAATACGGGCGACACGGTTGAAGTAGATAATATAGGTGCATACAATCCAAGTTCTGGTAGAATTGATTTGATCGGATTTAATCCAACTGCAGTTGAAGGCGCTTCAATAAAAATTTCAGCTAAGCCTGCAAATCAAAGTACAATAAGACCACTAAGAGCAACTGTATTAGATGTGGACACTGTAGTTTCAAACACTAGAGCTTTACTTGATTATCAAGAAACACAAGTGGCTTTAGCAGGTAGTACAACGTCTTCAGTTACTACGAGTAGTACAAGTAGTTCATCAGGTTCAAGTGGTTCAGGTTATTAATGGCTAATATACAATATCATCATAATAGACGTCCTCGTAATTTTTTACGTAGAAGTGTGCGTGACGCTTTACCTGAACATTTTACACAAGATTATCCAAAGTTCATAACTTTTTTAGAAAAATATTATGATTATTTAGATTCAGATGGTGCAAGTTCTTTTAATCATGAATTAAAAAAAATATATCAAGTTAGAGATACTCAAGAAACTTCATCAAAACTTTTAAAAAATTTAATACAAGAAATAGCTGCAGGTAATACAGGTGAAAATTTTAATGATCCTAATTTTTATGCACAAAGAATACATGAGTTACATAGAACAAAAGGCAGTAGGTTTTCAATAGAAGAATTTTTTAGAGCATTCTTTCAAGTTGACGCTGAAGTTGTGTACCCCAAAAATGACATATTTACAATAGGTCATGATTCAGCCGGACCATTAAGTAGGATTGGCGCTGAATCAAATAAGTTTATTAGAAATAATGCTTTATATCAAGTATTTTCAATTTTAATTAAAAGCTCTTTATCACAATCTACTTGGCTTGAATTATATAAAAAATTCGTACATCCTGCAGGATTTTACGTAGGTGGAGAAGTTGTTACTGATGTTGAAGCAACAGGAACATTAAGTGCACCATTGTCAATATTTGATAGTGCTAACTTACCTGTTATATCCGAAGCATCTGGAATTGCAGCTGCACCATTTACACAAGCTACAGCGCTTTTTGATTCAGCTGATGGAACAACATTTAGAGTTAGACTTGATGAAAGAATTAGTGAATATCAATCCCTTACTTCACAAGAACTTGAAAAATTCTATAGTAACGTTGGTGAAATTATTACACCTAAATCGTTTACATTTG